GAGGATGCGCAGCTTGCGCAGCTTATTGCCGGGTTTAATCGGTTGTCTCCGCAGCAGAAGAGCGCGGTGCTTGCTGTGATAGAAGGTTATCAACCATCGCAAGAATAGCATTTTTCTGCTCTGGCGTCAGGTTGACAAAAAGTTCTGCCGCTTTTCTCGTTTGTTCGTCCATAATTATGTCCCTCCAAGTATTTTTGCAACGGGGCTGTATGTCGATTGTCGCACAAGACGGTGTAAGCATCAAGATCTCCAACTAAAGGCCCCGCCGCCCTCTGCAACAAACGGCGGGGCCTTTTTGCAGCCAGCGGGGAGCGGTCGCCGCTGCTTGTCTTCACCGTACAGCACCCAGCACTGCACTTTCAAGGCTTAGATTTGACCCTTTGACAGTTTCCGACAAATTTCATTGCTACAAAAAAGTGCAACATTTGCACTGAAAGGATATGATGTTAAGTGAACATTCAGAAACGATGTCAGGAGCAAAAAGACTTGTTAAGACTAACGCATCAAGATATTGCCGACAAAGCAGGATTACCGTTGCAAACAGTAAAAAATTTTTTCTCCCGCGCATCTAAGTCCCCATCAGTTTACACAGTCGCTGCGATTTGCAAAGTGCTTGGCATCTCTCTTGATGAAGTGTTCGGCATTTCCGAACACTTGACGCCAGCCGAGGAAACCTTACAGGCGCGTAACGACGAGTTGGAACGACACGTTGACGCAAAGGCCGATACCATCGAGATCATGCGGCGCGGCGTGCGTATCCGCAACGGCGTGATTGCTATAATGTTTGTCATTATCGTCTTTCTGGCCGCGTGGTGCTTGTACATTGATTGGAGGGGGATATAATGAAAATACCAAAAGCAAAACTACTACCGTCCGGCAACTGGAATGTCAGTGTCATGGTAGACGGAAAGCGCGTGTCCGTCACAGCGCCTACTAAAAGGCAGGCGGAAAATGAAGCTGCCGCGTTGAAGTCCGGCGCGAAGTCTGCCGCGCGTGCGTCTGAGCGCACGGTTGGTGATGCTATCGACCGATATATTGACAGCAAAGACGCAATACTCTCCCCATCCACCGTCAACGGGTACAGAAAACTCCGCAAGGTGGTTTTTCCGGAGCTGATGAGCGTTAAGTGCTCTGCGTTGACGCAGGATCGCGTGCAGCGTGCCGTGAATAAGATGGCACGAGAAAAGTCCCCTAAGTACGTCCGCAACGCTTACGGCTTATTTACTGCGGCAATGTCGGAGGAATGCCCGGATAAAGTGTTCCGTGTATCTTTGCCGCAGAAGGAAGCGCCCAAAATCAAAATACCTACCATGGAAGAAATCAGAACCTTACACGAAGACTGCAAGGGCGCAGACTTTGAATTGCCTTTCCTGCTGGCCGTCTGGCTCGGCCTCCGTACATCGGAGATTAGAGGTCTAACATGGGATTGCCTTGACGGCGATATCCTGACGATCAAGCAAGCAATGGTAGACGGTGAGGACGGACCGCAGCTCAAGCAGCCAAAAACATATAGCGGAAACAGAAAACTAAAAGTGCCGCCGTATATTATGGGGCTGCTTGACGCAACACCACACACAGATGAGTATATTGTTCACGCAACCAGAAATGTCCTGTATAAGCATCTGCAACGCGCGTGTGCCCGTTGCGGAGTTCAGCCGTTCCGCTTTCACGACCTCCGCCATGTAAATGCGTCGGTCATGCTCAGGCTCAATGTCCCCGATAAATACGCAATGGAGCGCATGGGGCACTCTACAAACAATATGCTTAAAAACGTATACCAGCACACCATGAATGATAAAGCCGTAGCAGTGGCGGATGCCGTTGACGGCTTTTTTGAATCCGAATTTCATCTGTAATTTCATCTGCAATTCATCCGCAAAAATGCTGTTTTGGATGAAGATAACTTGCAAATATCGCAAGTAATGCACAAACAGGCAAGCCAGAAAACCCTTGAAAATACAAGAAAAACCCCGCAGTCGTTGAAACTGCGAGGGTTTTTCATTGGTGGAGGCGGCGGGAGTCGAACCCGCAACCAAGTCCGCAAAAGCATTGATATTACAAGGGTTTTTGTAGCTCATCTGCAATTTCATCTGCAATTTATTTTTCCAGTTTGCGCATGACGCTATTATAGACGCGCTCGTTTACAATTTTCAAGCTGTCCATCAGCTCGTCCATGATCTCCCACGCCTTGTCCGGTGGAACATCTGCCACTGCGCGCAAAAAATCGCTGTCGCCGTATGTTTCGACGCTAACCGGCGCGGGTGCTGCAGAGTATGCCGTTGGCAAAGCCCTCTCTCTGCTGCCGCTTTGCTGGTCACGGATGGCATACAGCACGGCAAGGCGCTCATAGTTTGTCCAGCTTGATTCTTCCGTTTCAAGGCGAGCTATCCAGCGCTTGACCTCATTCTCGTCGACCATAGGGGTGCACCCCCTTTAGCCATCAATCGTGTCCATGCAGCGCTGGATAGCTCTGCGGATGCTTTCGTCGTCGGCGTTGTCCAGCATTTCCTGCAACTGGCGTTTCATGTTGTCGATGCCGCCGTCACGGGAATAGTGGCCGCGCACATAATGCGTGCCGCGTCTCGCATTGGACATATCACGGTCATAAGCGCCGCGCATACCCGACTGCCAGTCTCCGTCGCGGGAATAGCGGCGAGAATAGTCTTCATCGCGGGAATAGCCGTCGTCCTCCAACATCTCAATCTTATCGATGTTTTTGATGGTGTCCGTCAGTTTGTGCGCAATTTCGAGATCGCCCGCGCCAAGCTCGCCCTTACGCGCCAGCTCGTCGAGTTCGTCGCACAGCATATTGCGAAGCTCATACATTGCTTTCTTACTCATGTCCATTCTCCTTTCACGCGATTCTCTCAACCGTCAGGTTCGAGTTGGCGAAGTTGACGGCCTGAGTGCTGGTGTTTTCCATTGCGACCGTCAGGCAGCAGCCTTTCGGGACGCAGACCTGCGCGGAAACATAAATGTTAAAGTAGTTCTCTACCGCCGCAGGCGTGACAGTCGCCGTTGCACTGGTCAGCGGCTCTCCGTTGATGGCAAGCGCCGCCGTGATGGCCTCGACCGTGCCTCCGGTAGGAATAGCGATGTTGCCGCCAAAGGAGACCCTAAACAGGGCGCGGTTTTGATTGGTGAGGCCGCGCAGCGTGACAATGCCCGCGCCCTGACGATGCACGATACAGGGATTGTTATTGACCGCCGTTTCGGTCAAGGGAACGTTCTGGCCTGCGGCTACGCTCCCAATATTCGCGTTTGTGTACTCTGCCAAAATAATCAGTCCTTTCATATGCCTCGAAATCGAGGCAATTAAAATACAGCGGCGAGGCAATAGCCCCGCCGCGTTGTTGTCAGTATCGGCACGGGGCCGACCATTTTGTTGACGTCAACAAAATCGCCAACAAAAAGCTATGCTATGCAGTTGTCAGCAGCCGCAGCCCTGATTGCAGCCGCAGCCGCAACCCCCGTACTGATAAGGTGCAGGAACCTCAAAAGAAGGAACGGGGCGCGGGTTGTAATACGCGAACTGTGCGCTAACATAGTTGCGCATATCAAGCGTTTGAGCAGCCTGAGAGGCCGCGAGGTCAGCAGCAAAAAGACGCTGGTTCTGTTCAGCAATCTTCGCGTCCTTCGCAGCGATCTCCTGCGCGGTTAGACGCTGGTCGATGCCGCGGAAACCGCTGTTCATCGCGTCAATGATGTCGCGTGTGGCGTTCTGAACCGTGTTGCGCGTGTCGCACGCCTGCGTCGCCATGTCGTAGCGCACCTGCGCGATAGCGGCACGGTTCTCGCAGCAGCAATTCGCGGCCTGCATCTGCATGGCGTTGAGCTGTTGCATGAGAGCCGCCTGCTGGTTTGCGCGGGACAGCTCGGCATTGCCGAAGCCGGTGTTGATGGCCTGTGTGGTCGTAGCAAAGCCGCCAGTAATGGCATTGTTCAACGCAAAGGTGGAATCGCAAATGCCATTTGCAATACTGTCGAGCTTGCGCTCAACGCTCGCAAAGTCAGATGTCAGAACGTAGCCGTCCATCACACCGCCGCCGTTTCCGTTACCGCCCCAGCCGTTGTTCCCCCAGCCGCAGAAAACAAACAGGAAAAGAATGATGATCCACCACGCGCCATCGCCGCCGAAGCCGCCAAAGCCGCTGTTCATCATGCCGGTTGGCGCAACAGGCATAGTGGCCTGAACGCCGCCGTCAGAAAGAGACATAGTATCACTCCTTTGGAAAATTTTTATTCATCAAATCGTGGCCACGATGTTGATTTGTGTTGATAATTACTGCATCAGGCTTTGAAACTGCTTCGCCATCTGCTGTAGCTGGTTGAGCTGCGCCTGCGAGAGTTTGCCGCTTTGCAAGAGCTTTTCGACCTCCGCTTTGGGGTCACCATGAAAATTTGCCTTGAATTGCTGGAACTGCTGCATCATCTGCATGAAGCCGTTCCCGCCGCCGAGCGCCCCAAAAAACGGATTATTCATCGTCGTCTTCCTCCTTGCGCTTCTTCTTGCCCTTCAACTCGCCCACAAGCGCCGCCAGCGCGTCAAACTCTTTGCGGGTGACAAATTCCACGCCCTTTTCCTGCGGCGCTGTACGGGGCGTTTCTGCGCGTTCTACGAGGTCATAAATCTTGAGCGTTGGCTTGCCGCTTGCGTCGGACTGCTTGAGATACACCGTGGGTGCGCTGGAATCCCACAGAGCAACGGCAGAGTTGGGCGCGATGAGATAACCTCTCGCCTCCTGCTCTCCGTTGACCCATTGCACGCCGCCCTGCGCGATGGGGTTCTGCTGCACTGGCTGCGACATAGGCTGTTGCATGGGCTGCATCATCTGTTGCTGCCGCATCTGCATGAGGTTGTCCGGCATCGGCTGCGGATAATAGGGATTGAAATAGGGATATGCCATGTTCATTCCTCCGTTTCTTTGACCCAGTAATAAAGCGGGATTTCGTTCTCGCTGTTCCAGCTGTCATAGATCGTCCCGTCCTGAACGCACACTACATGGCCGGAGAGGGCGAGGATATAAGTCCCGCGCGGGTGCTCGTCGGCAAACTTACCAACCGTGTAGCAGTCGGGGCAGGTGTCTGGTATGATATAGCGACGGTAGCCCAAAGACCGCAGATACGCGCCCCAACAGGTATTTGCATTGGGCAAATCCCCGTCCAAATATCCCTGTATGCACAGCGACAAATAGACCTCGCCCCAGTCCTTCCCCGTCGCCTTGCAGATCGCACGCACGGTGCAGTCCGACACGTTGCGCCCCGCGGGATTGGGGTTAAAATAACTATGCATGGAAAAGCTCCGCGAAGTAAACGTATGTTTTCAGCTCGTCAGGATCAGGAAACAGTGTCAAAATGTCCATTGCCATCTGCTCAGTAAATCCCAAAGCTAAAAGTCGGTCGTACATCGCCGCACCTCCTTTGTTGTTTATATGGTACAAAAAAACGGGCGCTCAAAAGCGCCCGTAAAGTGTATGAAAAGTGCGTTGAAAACCGTCGAACGATTCTGCTTGCCTTTCCACATGAAACATGATATTTTAATTTTGCAGGGTCTTCCCGGCCCGCTTTTTACACAAAAGAAATTGCCTCACCATTTGGCGGGGCAATTTCTTTTTTCGTGTCGGTCTGATGAAATTTTGTGGTACGCCCGCTGCCGGTATTTTTTAACCGCGTCAACGGACAGGTTGTGCTCCATTGCGACCTGTACGCAGCTTTTCCGCCGCACATCGCGCTCGATGATGCACGCCGCCTCTTCAGGCGGCAATTCGAGGGATAAGATATATTCGACGGCTCGCCGGGGAGCCATCGCGGATAACTCCGCCCGGATACGCTTGTGCTGACTGTTCATGCCCCGTGTGGGACGTTGCAGAGCGCTTGCGCGTGGCTTTCGCCGTCCGTGCTCCTTCCTTATTTTTTTAACCGCTCCAACAAATTACTTCATTACGGCGAGTTTTCTAATGAGGTCATCCCCGTACTTGTACGCCGCGAGGTAGTCCATCGTCTTGTCCTCAAGGCCGGAGCGCTTCTTGAGCAGTTCGCGGTAACTCGCCTCATACTTCGGGCGGTATGCACCCAACACGAGCGACAGCTTGCGCTTGCGTCGGTACACCCCGTCGCCGTTGGCTTGACTGCCCGCCGTGCCGCTCGATGTATTGCCCTCAATAGCTGTTACATACTGACCGCTCACGCTCTCGCAGATGCCCGTATGGTCGGTCTTGACCTTCGTGTTGGGAAAGTCATAGATGAGCACGTCGCCCGGCTGATAGCCGGACGTGACCCACTGCCCGTGGGCCTTGGCATAGTTCATCAGCTCGCCGCAGCTCGCGGTCTTCCCGCCGCCGTAAAAGATCCGCTTATCCGCCTGCTGGAAGCACCACCACACAAACTGCATGCACCAGTACACGCCGTCCACGCCGTAGGCCTTGCCATACTTCTGGCGGTTGCCCGGCTGCTCCACCGTGCCGATCTCCTTGCGCGCGATGGCGAGGATGTCTTCTGCTCTCGCCATGCCTTACGCCCCCTTGTCGATGACGTCCTGCGTCTTCTGGCTCTGCGTGCCGAAGTAAAACGCGATTATGACCGCGTAGATGGTCATAAAGTCCTGCGAAATGTTCCCCGTGATCGCCATGTACGCGAATACGCCCGTCAGCACCAGCGTCACGATGCTCTTGACGCTCATCAGGTTTGCGATACGCTTAAGAATTCTTTCGTTCATGTCATTCGTCCTTTCCTTTGTCTAAAACATTGTAGCCGTCCTCGTAGATTACGGTTAGCCCGTAGGCGCAGGCGACTTCGTGTTCGATGCGGCAACCACGGGCTTTCTCCCAGCCGTGGCAGAAATAAGCAGCGTGACACAGGCTCATGTTTTCCAGAGACTTCGCCAAGAAGCACAGAGGGATTTGCACCACCCCGCGTTCGGTCATATTCTCCTTGCTATACCATTCGTCGGTAAAAAGCGTGTTGACAATTCCATAGCCGCGTGCTTCCAGCGCCGCGATAGCTTTCTCGCGTGTAGCAACGATTTCCTCATCGGTTTTCCCTGCCATCGGTTGGCTTAGCATAGCCTTCATTCTTTCGTTCATAGTTATTCGTCCTTTCCCTTGATTTTGATTCCCGCCAACAGTGCAAGCTCTGCCGTCCACGCGGCGAACCACGCAACGGTCAGGCTGTCCGGCACTACCTTGTCATGCGCGGTCAATGCGAGCACCGCAATGCAGTACCAGCAGAGGTTGAGCACTGCCGCGATGACGTACTTGTCCCGCTTTCTCAGCTTCTTCATAGGGCTACACCCGACAGCAGCCACGCGATAAACGCGCCCGCCAGCGCCGCGAGAGCCTTGTCGACCAGACTGTCCCACCGCTTCCCCGCTTTCCCCGTGATGGTCTTCACGTCCTCCTTGATTTCCTTGACGTCGCCTTCCACGGTCTCTTGTTTTGTGGCCAAGACCTCGACCGACGTCACCAGCCTGTCCAGCGCCACCTGATGTTCTGTGAGTTCGTTGATTCGGTGCGTGTTGCTCTTGCACCTCGATTCGATAAGCGCGATCGCCGCGTCATCGTAGTGCTTTGCATTATCCATATCCCGCTCCCTTTCTGCGGCGTATTACACCGCCTTGAAATAGTTGCCGATGAGCTCGTGCGGCAGGTATTGCAGCGTGATCTTGCCGCCTGCCTGCTCGCCCGTGCGCTCGCAGAGGTACACCTTGCCGTCCTCGCCGTCGAGGTAATACTTGCCGTACTCGTATTCCATGCCGCGCGCTGCGGGGATGGGGTCGTCCTGCGTGCCTGCGTGCTCGGCGTCGATGACCGCCCAGAGGGCCGGGGTCTTGTCCGGCGTCCAGTCGGCCTGCGAGGTATGCGCCTGCCGGCACTTGTGTACCTTGCCGCCGTAGCTTCTGCGGTCGCCCTCAACATAATCCACGGGGTACGCCCATGCCGTGATGAGTTCCGGCACGCTTGCCGCCGCAGCGTCACTCAGGCTGACCGCTGCCTGCTCGATAATGGGGCGCAGCTTCACCGCGCGGGCGTATGTGACCGGCTCACCCGCAAGGGCGGTGACGGTCGCTTTGGCGCTCTCAGTCTCCGTGGGCTTGCCCATCTTGATAGATACCGTGCCGTCGCGGTGGTCGGTGATGTCACCCGCGATGCTGTACTCGCTCATGTCTTCTTCGGTCACGACCTCCTCGGTCTCGCCCGTGGGATTGCGGTCAGCATCCAGCACGTCCTTCGTCTCGCGGAAGACGTTGCTCCACGGGGTATTGTCAGGCAGCAGCGCCGCCGCTTCGTCGTGGGTCATGGTGAGGTGCACCGTCTGCGTCTCGCGCATATCCCAGTTTCGATCTTTGTAGTTGTAAACGCACGTCGCAGGATACTCCTGCCCGTTTACTTTGATAAATTCTGCCATGTTGGCCTCCTTTACACAATGGTGTTGGATTCATCCAAATAGTAGGTAGTGTTGATTTTCGGCGTTCCCTTGAACGTGCCTCCCGTATTGGAAAACATACCATTAAGTGCACCTGAAGTTGTTGTCCCGGTTCCGCTTTTTGGGATGCGGTACGATTTGGTATATGTTCCGGACGCCGTGGTAGATAGTTTGAGGCTCGTGCAACCATAGAACATGGAGTTGTAGCAGAAGCTCGCCAGCGTAGTTGCGGGCAGCGATGGCGCTGTCGTAAGGCTCGTGCAACCTCCGAACATGGAGCGGTAGCAGAAGCTCGCCAGCGTAGTTGCGGGCAGCGACGGCGCTGTCGTGAGGCTCTTACAACCGTAGAACATTGAGCCGTAGCAGTAGCTCGCCAGCGTAGTTGCGGGCAGCGACGGCGCTGCCGTGAGGCTCGTGCAGCCGTAGAACATTGAGCCGTAGCAGTAGTCCGCCAGCGTAGTTGCGGGCAGCGACGGCGCCGCCGTGAGGCTTGTACAGCCATAGAACATGAAGCTGTAGCAGTAGTTCGCCATTGCGGGGCGGTTCCCGCTTTTTACGGTCGAATAGTCTAATAGGAGGGTGATATCCCCGTTGCAGGCGATATTCGTCCCAATAATGTCCCATTTTGCACTGCTGGAATTTACTCCGGTTATTTTTAAATTCCCTGTCCCTCTGAGATAAATGCAATGATTGTTTTCGATTTCACCAGAAGCAATAGCGCTGCCATCCCACGTTTTCCATCCGCTTCCGTTGGTATATTCTAATTTGCCATCCCAGTTTTTTGGCGCGGAAATCGAAAATGGATTTGCCGATGAAAATTCTAATGCTGTATCGAGGTCATCCGGCCACGATGCGCGGTGCCGTCTCATCCTTGGATAGTTTACGATCATGTCCTCACCTCACGATGCAAAGTTGACCGACTGGGTGGACACGAAAACCTCCACAGCTGCCGTCGGGATCTCGTCACACTGGAAGGTCAGGGAATCCGCCCCATGGCCGACGCACTGCACATAGCAGGCATTCCACGCGCTGCCATAGCTTTCGTCAACGGGGGAGCAGGTCACCTTCTGCTTTGTGCCGTCGGCGAGGACGCCAGGGACTGTAACGGTCTGCTGCTTAGTGCTGGAGCTCCAGCCTGCTACCGTCAACGTCACCTTACGCATGGTCTCGGGGGATGCGTAGTCCGTCTCAGGTGTGGCCGCCACCAGCCCGCCCGAGCCGTTGCCCTTGAGGAGAGAGGTGGTGGCGGGGACATTGACGGACGGAACAGTCACCGCGCCCGTCTTACCATTGACCGATGTGACGGGGTAAGGCGGCGGATTCTTGGAGGAATACTGTCGCTCGTTTGCAACGTTGGAAAGCCCGACGTCACTTTTGCTGACGCTCTGCAACGCACTGTCTGCCTTGCCGAGGGACGTTTGCACGTCCTTCGCAAGGTCGCTCTTGGCAACCGTAGACTTAAAGGCCAGCGCGCCCAAATCGGCGAACCACTTTGCGATTTTGCCAAGCAGTACCGACAGTTTCTCGCCGGTTGCGATGTTTGCACGGGTGCTCGCCGCAGTGAACGCCGCTGTGACGTTACTACCGTCGCCGGTCTTGTCCAGCTTATCGGCAAGGGCCGAGTACACACCGCCAGACTGCACGGGGTTTGTGCTGCCCTGTGTAGGCGTTGCGTCAGTAGTTACCTTGACGTCCTTGATAGCATCGTCTACGTACTTGAATACGTCTTGGTGCTTGTTCTGAGGGTCGTACACAGACGCTAACATATCGCCTGTACCAGCACCGGAAGCGCCTCGACAATAGCCCGCGTCGTAGCTCGTGCCGTCCGACATCGTCACGATAAGGTGATAGTCGCTCTGCCGGATGGTGATGCCGGTGATGGTTGGCGCATCCGCGCCGGGGTTTCCCTGCGGCCCCTGCGGGCCGGTCTCGCCGGTATTGCCGGTCTTACCTTGCGGGCCGGTATCACCGGTCTCGCCCTTGTCACCTTTTTCGAGCACAAGGTTGAGCACCTGATTCGGGGCTTCTCCGGTGATGGTCGCGCTCGCCACCTTGCCGGACGTGACCGAGCCGATGGTCAGCACGTTTGCGGGGCCTGCGGGGCCTTGCGGGCCGGTCGCGCCTGTTGCGCCAGTCTCACCTTGCACGCCCTGCTCCCCCTGCGGGCCAGTCGCACCCGTCGCGCCGGTATCACCGGTTGCGCCCTTGTCGCCCTGCGGGATACCGAGTGCCAACGTACCGGTCGACTTGTCGTAGGTCGCCGTTGCCGAGCTTCCTGCGGGCAGCGTTGTCACCGTAACCGATACAACACTCAGCGTGACGAAGTCCAGCAGCGTTGCACCTTTCAGTTTTTTCGCCTCGCCGCTCTGCTCAAGCACGAAAAGGTCTTCGCTCGTGATCTGTAACGCTTGTGTGAGGTCGGAAATTGCTTTATCAGCCATCAGTTACCTCGCTTTTCTTCTCGAGCTTCGTCTTACCCTCTTTGGCGGGCGGCTCGTCCGGCTTGTCCAACTCGGCAAAGGCATTTTCGAGGTTTTGCATCGCCATTGCCATGCGTTTAGCCTCGCTGCCCTTAACATAGATGCCGGTAATCATGGCATATGCACTGTTGATTTGCTCCCGCAGTTTGTTCTTGTCCATTGTTATCACTCCTATCCTGATACGTTCCAACTGCCGGTATAGACGTATGCGTCGTATGCGTCCCAGCCGTTGGTGTAAATGTATGGGGTGTATGCTTGATTGTTGATGTATACGGCAGTGCTTGAACTGTCGCTATACGTTGTGGCTGTGCCCTCATCGCTGTAATCGGAGACTGTCCAATCGCCATTCCAGTAGTAGAGGTTGCAGACCCACTCATATTCTGTGCCCGGAGAAAGTCCCGTGATATAGCCGGAAAATGTGCTCGTGCCGCCGCCCGTTTCCGCTGACGTAAACTCAAATGTTCCAACGCCGATGACGCGCACGTCAATAGAGCGCTTATAGCTGTAATCATCTGCGCCTCCCGTGAATTTGGCATAGACTTCGAGCTTCGTTCCGTCTCCATCCACCGGTGAGAGCGTGCAGTAAAATCGTGCCATGTGTCACCTCACTGCAAAAGGAAGAACAGTTGACCGTACTGTGGGTTGCTTGGGAGCTTTGAGCCGTACATTTTCGAACCTACCAGCAGCGGTCCGCCGCCGAGGGATACGACATCGCTCAGCGTAATAAATGCGCCATCATAGGCAGAAAGATAAATATTGCCGCCAGAGTTGAGCTGAATGCCGCCATACGTCGTCTTGATGGCAATGCCGTAGCCGGTCGTTGTGTAGGAAAGCTCGATAGAGCCGATGGATTGATTGCTGCTTGCCAACAACTCGACTGTGCGGCCCCTGAGCTTTTCCGCCGTAATGCTTGTCTCGTCGATATACGTTTCGATAGCTCTATCGACCTCGCTTGCGCTTAGGCCTGCGTTGTTGTCGACATAGGTTTTCGTTGCGTAGTTCGAGCCGTCCTTGAGATCGCCGACGCGGATGCTGCCGGTCTGGATTTGGTCAGCCGTCAGCGTACCCTTGATATTTGCCGCAGCGACGTACAGATTGTCCGTCCTGATGCTGCTACCGTTGATCTTGGTCGTGCCGCTCGCGTCCGTTACCGTCAGTCCGTCCAGCGTGGTCTTGACCTCAGTGTACTTGCCGTCGATCCCCTCCACCTTGAGCATGATCTCCTCGCTCGTTTTGGTGATAAGAGAGCGAGTTTGAGCAATCTTTCGGTCAAACTCCTGCTTGATGTAACCGCCAGACGGGTATTCGTCGTCCATCTCCAACTCACCGGGGGAAGAAATGTCTGCGTACCCTCTCCCATCATCAGCGATGCGAGAGAGTGGAGAATAGACCCCACCGACATTCACGCCGTCGCCAAGCTCCGCGGCGGGGTCGATGTTAGCCGCGCCAGCTTCGTACGCCTGATATCGATACCCTTTCATTCGTTGCAGCAAGGCGTCTACCATCGCTTGTGTTGCGTGAGGGCAACTTGCAGCGATCTCCATGCCGGTATCATCTCCGGCGGTCAGGCTTTTCTCATCGTCAAGTAAGAGCGTCACGCGGGAAATGGGCTTATATTGGCCATTGTCGGAAAAGCTAGTCATATCCTGACCGACAAAATACTTATCAGACAAGGATTCTCACCCCCCCGAATGTAATTGCATCGCCGTACTCGGTGATAAGGTAATTGGTTTCAGCTGGCATGGACAAGAGCGGGACAAGCAAAAGCTCCCCTGCGTCTGTAATAATCCAGTTGCCGCCGTGTGCCGCAGCGATAAAGCAAAGCTCATTACGCACCGTGTAATCATTGGCAGGGTAGTCAATGGTATACGCGCTGTTCAATACAGTCCGCTTATCCAGATTTACCCCCATCATTTGGCAAAACAGATTCACGGCGGTAGGCATAGACATCGGGAACGTCAGAGAGTTAGACGGTTCCCATACAACGTCCGCTTTACGCATTGCGTCATATGCTTCGACTTCCCAATAATCGCTGTCGCGAGAGCGCTTGTTGGTAAAAAACACGCCCTTTGGAATCCATGCGGTCGCCTGAGTGCCGTTTACCAGCCTGAGATAGCGCTTGATCGTTGCGGCGCGCGGGATATTGTCTGCAATGACTGCAAGTTTTAACGTCGCGCAACAGGCATTGCCAATCCCGAACTCCTCAAACAACTGCGATTCAACGGAGTGGGAAACCTCTGCATCTTTTCCGTACTCTACGTCGTTGATGACAAATTTGAATTCGCGCTCCGTCCCGGGCTTGTGGAGCAAATCATGCCACAGTGCACTTGTTGTCTGCCCCATGTTACACCTCGATCAAATTAAACGTCGCGCCGCCCCACACCTCGTTATCATCTGCCGCTTCTTCAAGCGTGCATTCCATCGACGAGCAATAAAATGTGCTTGTGCGCACACCATGCAAGTCAAGATACTTTACGGTGCAGGTCGTTTTGTTGAGGTCGTCATCAAGCTTTGCCAACATATCCCGCGGGATGGAGCGTGTCGTATAGCTCAGCTTCCGTTTTGTGGTGATCTTGTCGCGCCGCATCTTGCCATCTTTGGTACGGGTGGTCTTGTCGCTGTCAAGGTCGTTTCTGCTCCACCCGTACCCTTTCGTTGCGATTGCGGACGAATAATCCGTGCCGTTGATAATAAGGACTTCCATGTTTGCCCCTCCTTAGTACAGCAGCACGGGCTTACCCGCTGCGCGTGTCATGTTGTTGATGTTGGGGACGACCACGCGGGCAAGCGTCTTACCATCCACAACGAGGTTCACGTTGATGGGCTCGCGGCTACCCTGTGCCATCGCCTCCATAACGGCCTGCTTGATGGTCGAAAGCGGCGCTTCGACGTTCGTTCCGCTCTTCTGGTCGCCCAGTACAGCGAGAAATTCTTTGTTGGGGGGGATAACCGCTCCGGTCGCCAAACGCGGCAAAGTAATGCTGGGCATTTGCCCAATATGAGGTGACCAGCCCTTTCCGCCAACTCCCGGAACCCAGTCCGGAACTTTGAGGCTAATAGAATTGATTTTTGCGATAAGCCAATTCAACCCTCGGATAATATTGTTGATAAAACTTTCAACAATAATCAGAATGCCGTTGACGATCCCCTTTGCCACTTTTTTCACCCCATCAAGAGCCATCTTGAGATCACCAGTAAATACGCCTTTAATAAACTGAATGATTCCGCCGAGGATGTTATCTTTCAGATTTTTCGCAAACTCTTCCAAGTTCCCGGTCAGTTTCATCATTGCCACGAGAATGGCTGCAATTCCGGCAATCGCAAGAGGAAGAACGCTTTTTGTTAAAAATGTGAATCCGATTCCAGTCGCCAGAATGCCCGCAATCAACATCAAGGTATTTTGCAGATTTGCGCCATTGGTAACAATATCCTTGAACGCCGTAATAATCAGCGCCGCGCCGGACACAACAAGCCCGATGCCCGCGCCAACCTTACCAAATGTGATTGCAAGGCCGCCGGCAAGGGCAACAACGCCTGCGAGGGATTCAAGCAGATTCTTCCAGTTCACGCCGTTGTTCCACGCATCCGATAAGCCATCCCACAGGAGGATAAGTCCGCCAACGGCAATGAGGATGCCGCTGAGTTTTGTAAGGATAGAGCCAAGCGCGCCGGGAAGCCCACTTGCCACTTTCCACAAGGCAAGGCCCGCAGCAATCAGCAAGACCGCATCAGCAATCTTTTTGAGCCTGTCACTAATATCATCCATGTAGCTAAAATCTGGGGTGATATCATCTGCGCTTACGCCACCGCTGCCCGCACTGTCAGCGGTATCACCGGATAACTGGTTGATCTCATCGAAGGCCGCAAGGTCGCTTGCTGCCTTTTTTGCAGCGCCGCCAGTCCCTTTCAGGGCTTTGGTCTCCTTGTTTAAGGACTTTGCAGCGTTCGCAGATGCCTTGACGCTTTTACCGGAGATAAGCGCCACAAGGCGGGAGATTTGATTGATGACCGCCGTGATTACGCGCACAAGCATTGTAAATGCAGGAACAACAACACTTACAAGCGGCTGCGCCAATGTCAGCAACGCGCCTTTCAGCTGTGCAATAGATTCTCTCGCTTCCGAGTTGGTCATCACAACGCTTTTCACCCACTCGCGCACTTTGGCAAGCGCCTGAGTAATAGCAGTAAATACAAGAGCGCTGCGAACGACTGTGCGAATGCGCTTTCCAAAGTTGTCCATGCTCTTTGATGCTGCTTCTGTCGCTGCACGGATGCCAGCGCCTTTATTGCGGCCCTCAATCTGCTGCGCAAGGTCTGCTGCCTGCGTCTTTGCATCTGAGATTTTTTCACTCGTGTTAGTGAGCTTACTATTCAGCTTTTCAACCTCACTTGCGGTCTTGTTGAATTCACTTTGGAGCAGCCTCACGCGCTCTGCCTGTTCGGATACGTCTGTTTTTTCGTATGTGCCTTTGGGGGCGCTGCGCATTTCCGCAAGGATTGCTTTTGCGTTGTCAAGCTCCGCGCCAATGGTGCGAAGTTGCTCTTCCATCGGCGTTTTTTGACTTCCGAGCTTGTTGAACTCCTTCTGCAAAGATGCAATATTTGACTTAACTTTGTTCAGGTCAGAGTGTAGTTTTTTGTCGCTGATTGTAGCGTCAATTACGATTTCACCGTCTGCCAAAACTATCACCTACTTGCTATTTGTTTTTTTGCATGGTATCATCAATGCATCCACAAAATGTGGCTATAGGAGGAATGAATATGGATAAGATGACTACTTGTAAAGTATGCGGCGCGTCTATTGCAAAATCAGCATCAACGTGCCCGCAATGCGGAGCAAAACAGAAAAAGCGCCACCCAATGTTAGGGATCATCATTGCTATTTTCGGCATTTGCCTGATCGCCGCCGCATTAAACGGCACGGGCGATGATTCTGGCTCAGAGAGCCAAACGTTTGGCGTTGGAGAAACCGCCGAGTTAAATGGGATCAGTGTAAAGTTTGATTCCTGCACCGAAAGCAATGGATCGCAGTTCAACACGCCTGATGATGGTAATGTGTTTCTTCTTTGCGAATTCTCCATTGATAACCAGTCGGATAAAGATATTGCCGTTAGTTCTATCGCATCGTTCAACGCCTATGTTGATGACTACTCGACAAATCTGAGCATTTCAGCCACCATCGCAACCGATAAAACTCAGTTAGACGGAGCTATTGCTGCCGGTAAGAAAATGACCGGCATTGTCGGATACGAAGTCCCCAAAGACTGGAAAGAAATTGAAATTCGCTTCACTCCCGACTTTTGGTCTGGAAACGAAATTACATTCATTGCAGACAAGTAACCACCCTCGCCCGATGCTATTTTGCGTCGGGCGTTTTTTTGCCCAACCACGCATTGATTGTGTCGTTTTCTTCTTCTGTCATCGGCTTTTTTAGATCAACAAGCCGCCTGTTTTCTCTGTAAAATTCTCTATCCGACTTGTCAAGCGTTTTCCCCTTTGCTTTCAAGCTGCGGATTCTCACAATGTTTGCAAACAGGCAGTCCCCGATTTCATAGTACGCAGATACAAATGACCACCAGTGAAAATAAGGCATTGCGCGCACTTCCTGTCCCACAACGCGGTTGATGGGAGCCACAATGTATTGAAAGTCTTGTTCCCAATCCATTAGTTTAGGGCGCTTCCTGTTGTCGCCGTCGTCGCCGCAGTCGAGAAACCACGTCATTTGCTTTACAGCATCTGGAATATGCTCGTCCGGCATTTGTAAAAAATCAGGATAGAAAATATTCAGTGCGGCCAGAACCTTTTGGCCGTTGTCCAAATCGACCGCAGCAAACACCGAAAGCACGTCCAGTGCTGCGCGATAGTCCGAGCGGATAGCATACTCAACGCCGCAGATGGTCAGCGACGTCGGAAGTTCGTACATCATTTTTTGTACTTCTGCGTATACTTACGGATTTTTTCGTCTGCAAGTGCCTGCTCCCGCTTGGTCGCTTCGTCAAACTGGTCAATGATGGCATTCATAAAGTTCTGCCATACCGGAGCGCCGTTTGCTGCGGAATAAGCATTTACCGACCCAAAAAGCGTATCCGCAATATCCTGCTCGAACAAATCGTTGATGATGTCGCGCATCTCCCTGTCGATGGAATCCACCATGTCAAAGAGCTCGTCGCCCGGCTCGGTTGTATCGAGCTTTGCCACTCTCTCTTCCTGCTTTTTTCGCAAATCATTGAATACGCGGTACGCTTTCTTTGCGAAATTTACGTCCGCAGGGTTGAAATGCACGGTCACAATACCGTTTACACCTCGAATGGTGTATTCTTTTACGCCAGAATCAAAGCTGAGTTCCATACTTACCTCCGAAATGAGGGCTGACAAACGCCAGCCCTCTTTGATTTAGTCCTCTGTAAACGTAACAGTGCCGCCGGAAATAGCCGCAGTACCCGTCTTGCGCGTGCCGCCAAGCGTCACGTCGATAGGCATACCGATAAAGCCGCCACCCTCGCCGCCGAGGGAAGAGGGCTTAACCATGCAGGACGAATAGCGCTCCGCAAATACTGCCGTATTCGCCGTGCCTGCATAAGCGTGGACAATCAGCACGTCCTGATTCGCCAGCGCCGCCGCGTTCTGCTCCTTGACCGAGAGATTCCAAATCTTGACGATGGCAGGATCCCCAGCGTCCAGATTGGACGGGTCAAAGGTCTGCGTGATAATGGGTTTCTTCATGGTCGTGCGCGTCGTGCCGAGAATGTCTTTCGAAGAATCCTCCTGCCAGTCATATTCCATGCTGGAATCTGTGACGCGCGTACCGAGGGGAGACCATGTAGGCGTGCCAACTTCGCCCGTATTCAGATACGCGATCAGCAGTTCGCGGTCTACGGTCTGGCCTGCCGTGGTGTTAAAGGTCGTATCAGCCATTTTTAATCACCTCGTAGTTCATTTTCATAAGGATTTGGTGATCCTCGTCGCCGTTTTCATACACGGCAAAAAGAGAGGATCGCGTTGTAGGCTCAATGCGAATGACGCGGCGACCGTCGCCAATGTCAGGCGGCGTTTCGCTTGCTGCCCAATCGCCCAAGGCGTTAAGCAGCTCGTCAGCTTTGAGCCGTTTGTCGTTACTGTTCCCCGGTTTCATGCGGTAGATGACCTTAAATTGGTATTCCGCCTGATATCCTCCGAGGATGTATTTCTGTACGATGTACGCCGCCTGAATTGTAGACAGCGCCATCGCCGGAGTATCGGCGGGAAGAAATTCGAACCGAATCAAATCAACTGGCTTATCGGGGAATGTGTTTAACCACGCAAGCAGCTTGCGGGAAACCTGATCCTCTTCCGCTGCCGATACCGTCTTTTTAACCTGCTCCGTACTTCTTCACCGCCTTATCTGCTACACGCACCCACTTATCAAGGTTTTGCGCCTTAGACGCTTCAAACCAATGCGATTGTGCTTGTGGATTGACATCCGTCCTGAACACCAAATTCCGATCTGTCGTTACCTTGTGCTCGCCTTTTCGCACCCAAGAGCTGCCGGTTTCAGGGTCTACCATCAGCTTTCCGTTATAAAGGTATCGGGCATAAGGCCCAGGATATACAATGCTGTTTCCGATAACTCTCGTCCTGTTCATAAGCCCTGCGGCAGCCCCAGAGGACGGCACAAATGGACGCGTGTCTGTCTCCACCTGTACCGCAACTTCGTGTTCTGCCTTTGTACAAGCCCTTGCAGCGGCTTCTTTCACCGCATCCATGCCGGAAGTGTCAACGGTAAATTTCAGTACCATGTTATTTACCCCCGCACTCAAAATGCTGCATATCCGGGCTTCCGTAGTCCATCATGTCAACTTTGGTGAGGTTGTAGCAGTCATCGTGGCTCAGAACGACGGTCATGTTGTCCGACACGAATTCGCCCTTTACAAAGCACGTCATGCCACCGTTGCCCTTGTATGAGAGCGTCCACAGTCCAGACTTATCCGCCGCTTTGAAAAACGATTGCGGCCCGATGTAAGTTTTCGGCTTCCCTGTTACCCCGTCCACCGCTTCCACGGCAAACGGGATATACAGATTCACAGCGTCCGCACTTTCAAGGCCACTTTCGCGCACGTTCACGCCCTTCGACGCTTGCAGCATCACACCACGCAGGATTGTGGTATAAACTTTCTCGACCTCATCAAGCGTTGTCGGGTCGATCTCCTGCACGATGTTGTAAATCGTTACAGTATGGGGAGCGTACATCTGCAACCACCTCCGCGATACAGTAGCCCGGTATGGGCAAGGTATTCCATGCACGTTTCTGCAAGCAGTTTCTTCGCACCGTCCGTTGCGCTGAGCGCAGACAGGGCGGATTCCCCACCCGTTGCAAGTGTTCTGGAATAACTACCTACCGTTTCGCTTTTGACTTCCGCGTCATTTGCCGCGGCGTTTGCAAGGTTTTTCACGGCAAGCGCCTGCGCCGCCTCGATGACCGCATACTTGTCAACCAGCGCGCAGCAGCACATCTTTACCGCATCCAGGTCAGCGTTGTCTTGTGCTCTGTTGCGCGTGTAGTAGTCGAGGAAGGAGCTGGCGCGGACAACAAGACGCGGGTAGTCATTTTCACTCACAGCGCCCATGTAAGTGCCGGAGTAGTATGTATAATCAGCGTATGTCATACGGGTCAGATCCTTTCAGATTAAGAAACGGTAACAGTGGCAGTGCCGGTCTTCGTGCTGTCCTGCTTGGACTTGGCCGTAACGGTGATACTGGTCTTAGTCTCAGCGGAGCCGATAGTCAGCAAGCCGTCTTCGCTGATCTTGGACTTCGTGCCATTCTGGCTCCACTCGACCTCGCCGTTGATAATGCCCTCGCCGGTAACAGCAGCAGTAAACGCCTTGCTGTCGCCCTTTGCCATCGTCGCGGTAGCAGGCGAGACGGTAACAGCGGAGATGTCGCCTCCCTTGCCGTAAACGGAGAACGGGAACGGATTTGCCTTTTCCGCATTGTAGGCGTTGATGGGATTGGCAATCTCCCAGCCAAGACGCATGACGGCGCGGAGAGCCACCATATCATTCTGCATGAGGTTGTAGGTGATGGCCTTGGTGCTGGGGTCCTGAATGACGCCCTCAGTGAAAATCTTGAAGGTCATGTCCTGACGAATGGCATAGACGAGCTGGCTCCAATCGCCGACGATCATCTGAGCCTGTGCGGGATCGAATGCGCCGTTCATGGGGAAGTACATATCCATGCCGTCCAGACCATAGCGGGTCGCGCCCTGCATATCGGACTTGAAGATTGGCTGTCCAGTGGTGTCCTTCAGGCCGCGCAGCTTGCCGCGCATCTGGATAGCGGACATAACGCCGTTGGGGTTAAAGCCGTCCAGCTCCACCTTGGCGATCAGCCCGTTCTCGCCCATGATGTCGTCAAAGACGCTGGTCCCGACGGGCACACCGTTACCGGCAGCGATAGCAGCGGGTACAACGCCAGTGCGCCAAGTGCTGGGTTTGTTGGTGCCGAACAGAATAGCCGCGTCAATGACCTTGCCGAAAGCCTCGGTCAGACGGGGCTTGACCTCGCCCCAAATGTCATAGTCCGCATCATCGAGAGCGGCCTCGGGAATGGGGACGATGACCGCGATCTCCTCGGCGTACAGTTTCTTCTTGTCCCACGCCATCTTCGTGGTCTGCTTGAATGCCTCGCCTGCACCACTGTCAGTGGCTTCGCCATTGACAAAGTACGCAGAGGGAAGTGCGTCAAGCACGTTGATGGTCTGCGTCTTGCTGGACATATTTGCCAGTCTGCGGCCCATACGAAGAACGGCAGATTCGGCGATAGCGCCCTGCATGATCTCGCGGGTTACGGGTTCAGGAATAAGGCCGGAAAGTGCGGAACGATCAATACTTGCCATGTTATATTCTCCTTTTTGTTACTTGAGTGCGCCGCGAATCAGATTGTTCATCGCGGCATTATTTGCATTCGGTTTGTCGCCGCCGCCCGCAGGAGCCGTCCAGTCAAACTTGACTTTCTGACGATTTTCCGTGAGCTTATCAACGGCCTGCTCAAAAGTGGTCTCGTCGTCCACCATCCTGAGGGCCTTAAACGCGATAAACTCTGCATCATCGCCAGTCAGGCCTTTGGAAAGCACGTACTTGTCACGCTTGACCTGTTCAAGCTCAGACTGTGCAGCGGATAAAGCGCTCTTGCTGTCTGCAAGCTCCTTATCGCGTTTTGCCTGTCGCTCCTGTTCGGTCTGCTGCCCGTCTTTCCACGTGCGGTATGCGGTGATTTCTTCTTCGCTGGGGTACTTCTTTCGTTCTCTGTCAAGCCTCGCCTGAATCATCTTGTCAACGTCAGCCTGAGTGAACGTCTTTTCCTGCTCTTGCGCAGTCGTTCCCGTGCTCTGCACGGTGGTTTCTTCTGCCATAAAAATCTCCTTGTTTAACGACCTGTCGGTCAGTGTTGATAAAACAAAAGAGCCAACTTGTAAGCGTTCCTTACAAGTTGGCTCCTATTGCCCTTTCCCGCGCCCAATTACGCGGAAGTGTATTTGATTGTTTTCTTGACCTCTAAGACAATGTACCCGTCGCCCTTGCGCCGAATTTCTACATCGTTGCCGTGCTTGAGAATAGCTTGCACGGTCTTGATCGCTTCGTCAAAGTTCATGCGTTGTTTTCCTTATCGTCTTTTTCGGCAGCTTCAAGACACGCAAAAACAGGGTGTTCTGTCAAAATAGGTTCCCGTTCGAAGAAAGAGTTGCCATTTTCCTGCCGCCAATCTCCAGCGAGGTACACAGACGCTTTCGCAGTAAGAATGTCTGTGTCAAAGTCCCAATGCAGAATATGCAATTCATAACATACATTGGCTGCGATTACATACCGATAAAGCCCTTTTGTGATTTCTTTCCAGTTGTTCAAATTAGTCATACAGCACCTTCATCCTTTCTCGCTGCTCCGGTAGCCCAGCCGCCGCGCTGAACGCCTTGTATTTGGTGCTCAAGCGGTGCAGGCGTGTATTTAATGCCATCGCATCTCCCTTCAATCCTGCGGCCCTATAAGCGGCTTTCTCGCGCTTTATCTTGCGGATTGTCCGCTCTACGCGCCGTTGCATCTGTGTTGCTTCATATGCGGTATAGGACTTTCCATCAAATGTGCAGCCAAGCCCATTGTCGATATGCTTAAGCTGTTTGTCGGTATAGGTGCGCTCTGACACCCCCTCTACCCACGGGAACCGCCTGTGCCGACAGTTGGCTCCTTCCAGCCCATCGACAGTGCCAAGACCGCACACTTCGTAAATGTTCGGGTAAATATCACCCGCGCGGATGCTGTATACTTTGCCTTGCCAATCTTTATGCGATGACCACGGAGACGGCCCCGGCTTATCGCGAGCGCCAGAATGTGCGGAAACCTCAAAATATGGGGTCTCAAGATATTCTGCCGACTGCTCCGTATACTTCGCGCAAATTTGATTTACTCCGGTCATAACCGCGCGGCGCACGGCTACATCAATCTGGTCACGGTGGCCGCTTTCGTAGTCAACGACCTTCAATCCGCTGTCGGCGAGCTGCTTTACCGCCGTTTTGATTGCCTGATTGTAGCTGATTGCACCGCTCTGGATTTGCATTGTGGCGTTATCCAGCGCCCATTGGTACGCTTTTGCAGGCGGCAGTATCGTCCGCCCAGCATCCACCAGAAACCCCATAGACCGCGTAAGGTTGCGCATGGTCTGCTTCGTCTGCTCGTATATTGCCCAGGTGTCCTCAATGCTCATCAGCGTTTCCGGCTGCGTTATATGGGCAAGGTTGATAAGGTCGGTGTAATACTTCTGATTCCGCTCTACTACATCGTCAAGCAACTCTTGCAACTTTTTTTCGCTGATGCCAGAGGTCTTGCGGATTGCCTTTTCAATGTCCTTAAGGTCGATGCCGTGCGACCGCAGCGCTCGAATATTCTGCACCGTGACCTCGTTGAGCTGATCTGCCAGCTTCAAGCGGCTGCATATCTCGTCAAGCATAGTATCTTCAAGAGCGCGGTACAGTTCAGCGAGTTCTTCTGGAAGTGCATCAAGCGTAGAAGGGTCGAAGGGATAATGTGGCACAGTCTGTCACCTCATTCCACCTCGTCTTGCTGCTCGTCGGTCATGTCCTGCATCTTCGGGAGCGCCGCCTTTGCGGTTTCCTCGTCCTCGTTAAACCAGCGCATGCGAGCTTCCCAATCATTCATAATACCGTCAGAAAGCATCCGCTCGTCCTTGTTAAACTCGGCGTCTTTGTCCACAAAGATACTATCGTCAAAATCAATGCTAATTTCAACGTTCTCGTCAAGCCCTGCTTTCATCGCGGTATTGCCCAATCTAAGAAGAATCCGGCAAAGTTCAATAAGGACTTGCTCTAAAATGATTTGATGTTTCCCTCTTGTCCTCGCTAGTTCACTCTGCGTACTAACTACTTGCGTCGCAGTTGCCATTACCGCTTGATTAAACTGATAGTAATTTGTCCCGAACCCGCATTTGCTTGCTAGAATATTAAGCTGGTCTTGCAAACCGATATTTAGCTGCTCGGTTCTCAGCGTCGGAGAAATTGTCTCTACAACGTTCCCTTGCTGCGTATCCTCCGGAAGCAGATAGAAACGCCGGTCATGGTCATCAAGCGTCGGTTCGCCGTCTTCCCACTTTGTAGCGGGAATTTTGACCATCATCATCATCGGTCCGTTTTCGAACTCGTTGACGTAGCAGTCATAGGCACAGTCAACACCGCGCAGAACGTCGATTGCATTTGCATACACAGGGATACCAACCGGAAGCAGGTAGTCAAGATTGTTTGCGATGTTCGGCCTGTCGATGACGAACTGCCTCTTGTCGCTTCCCGTATGTACCACAGGGGGGATTCGCTCAAAGCCTGGAACATCGGTGAGCAGCGCGTCGGCAAGCGTTTCGTTTTCGTATCGGTAAATAATGTTCTCGATGACGTAAAGTCCGTTTTTGTCTTTCCGGTGAATCTGCAAATACAGATAGTTTTTTCCAGCCCGTGTGACCACGCTGTCAAAAGCACACTCTGAAATAAAGCCATTCTGCCAAGCCAGCGGAAAGATGTGCTCAATCGTCACATAGTCCAGCTCGATGCCAGAAACATCCCCCGGTACAACCTCGCCGCTTTCGTTAACGGCCTGCCCAACCACACGCGGAATGTACGCCACGGTTCCGAGCGCTGACTTCATTTCCTGCATTTCGTTTGCCTTGACCGTGAAGTTGTTTGCCGTCAGAACCCTGTCAATAAACTCCTGCTCCTTCTGGCCTTCAAGCGTGATCTGAACCTTCTCATTCATCAAGAGGTTTGCCCAGTCCTCACAAACCTTTTTCGCCATACCGAGGCTCGCACGGTTGCACTTTGTCCACTTATGCCCGTTATATCGCCGGTATTGATGAAAATCCTTTACTTTCCCAACATACCAGGACTTCCAGAGGTCAACTTGGCTGTAAAACTCTTCCGGAATCGTCGTATAGCCAAGTTCTTTTAACTTTTGGATAACTGCATTGCTCATGCAATAACTCCCATTCTGCGGCTGACAGGCTCTAACGCATATCTCGTCGCGTCAATCAGGTGGTTGTTCGCGTCTGGGTATCCGCTGATAATGTCACCGTCTTTGTTTCGTTCGTATTCGTATCCAACAAATTCATCGTAAGCGTGCGGTGTGCGCCGCCTGTCAATGACAATTGTTCTCCGCTGCAAGAACTTCATTCCGTATTCGACCGAGCCGGGTCCTTTGACCGCTTCATACGCAGGCAGCCCCATCGCCCGAAGGTCGGCAACGCTCTTTGGTTCTGCGCTGTCGCAGATTGTTCGCACGTTGTTATATCCGCGCTGCTTTATCATGTTCGCGCTCTGCTCGTTGGACAGCTTGTTTTGATAAATCTCGTCTAACAAATATATCGTCTCTCTTGCCCGATCATAATGTAGACGGATAAAAGCAAACGGGTCGGGGAACCAGCCAAAGTCCACCCCCTGATAGATGCGATCGAAACTTTTGACTTCTTCATCTGTGATCTCCCGCAGTTCCAGCTTGTCAAACACATTTCCGCCAGTTCCTACCGGAATACCGAGATACTCGTGCTGATATGCACGCTCGTCCGTTTCTTTCAGGTGTTCCGCTTCGGCAAGAAACTGTTCTCCCAACCACTCAGGCGGTGCTTGCAGATATGTTGACTTGTGGCAAAGCCGGTCAGCGCGCTCTTCCAAACTGTCCTTGTTCGCCCAGTTGTCGCGCGAGATCGGCGGGTTATAGCTTTCGAAATTCCAGAAAACCGAGCCGCCGCGCATGGTGGACTGCAAAATGTTTCGGATTTCCGCGCGTCCGGCAAACTGGTCTTTTTCCTCGAAGTGCGTCACGGCGATATAGCCAAACGGCACCTTGATGGACTTGATCTTCATGGGATCGTCAGCGCCCCGGAACATGATCTTCTGCCCGGTAGGCTTGTAGATCAGCCCCATCGGGGAAACCTTGGCTTCCCAATACGCTGCCATGCCCAGTTCACCGATTGCCCAGATATACTGCGCATAGACGCTATCACGGATCGTGTTTTCCACCTTGCGCAGCACAAGCGCGTGCGTGCCAGGATTTCCAACCAGTAGAATCGGAACGAGAATTGATACCGTGGAAGACTTCAACGACCCGCGCCCGCCGCTGAAATCGTAGTGCGTATGCCCATGACAAAAAACATCATGCGCGATATCGTAAAACGCAGGGCCGATTTTCTCGGATAAACGAATGTCAGACATCAATAATTACCTTGACAACGGAATCGGCGCTTGTGTTGTCTTGTTTGTCGAACACGCCCGTATGCTTCGCTAGCATTTCAAGCGCTTTTAGCTTATTCGCGTATTTCAAATCGCTTTCCGTGCAATCAGACGCAGGCTTGTCTGCGATTTCTTTGAGTTTTTCTATAACATAGTCCTGCGTTACTTCCGTTCGTTTCTGCCTTTCTGCCTTTGCTTTTTGGATAGCAGCCGAAACGTTACTATTCGTAACTAACTGTCTACCCTTTTCAGCATTCTTGTAACCGGCTCTCGCGGCGGCCTGAGTGGCATTTAAGTCCACAAGGTACTCTTGAACAAATCTCTCTTGCTTTGCTGTTAATGGCACTCGTCACCACCTCTCTTGTCGTAGTTTTTTCTCTCCAAGGGCGCGCGTAGCGCGCCCCCACCTCTCTTTTTTATTTTTCTCTTTTCTCTTCTTTTTTCTCTTCTTTTGGGGGATTATAGGGGGAGAGATAATAAAGGGGTTTAAGGGGGAAAAGAAGAGAGGGGGAAGAAAGGGGAGATTTTCTTCTCTTTTCTTCTGCGGCAACTTGCAGCAGATCGCAGCGAATTGCGGCTCGCTGTCGTGCTGCGGTCTAATTTCATCCGCCCGTCACAGTCTATTGCCGCTTTGATACGCCGATAAGCGTTGTTAAGTTTTTTGCTACCAGCCCCCGCCCCTTGGCCTGTACATAGCAGTCTTTACCCGCCCCGAAGGGGCTACATCGCCGCCCACATTGGGCGTTATTCTTTCCAACGGCCCTTCGCGGAGCCACGCCCTGCTGACGGGACACAACACTCGCCAAGTATGGGCTTGCCGCAATATTGCCCCTGTACGCTGTCAGCTTTGGGATTTGGTGCAGACGGCTGGACTTGAACCAGCACATACCTCCGGGCGCGGTGCTCTGCCGATTGAGCTACGTCTGCGTATGTCTCCCCTGGGCCACATCGTTGAGAGGTGCGCGGGGTCCTGTCATTTTTGCCCTCAACTGCCCGCCCCGAAGGGCGGGCTATCAAGGGAGGAGGAAACAGATGAAAAAGCAGAGGCGTGAAGAGCCTCGCCCCATCATGCCTCTATTTTTGCATAGGTTTTTCTTATTTTTCCCCTTAAAAGGGGAATTTTCAAAATTTTTTTAGATAATCGTCCACGGTCATTGGATTATCCGTCCGTCCAAGCAGATAATCGACCGATACCCCGAATTTATCGGCGATGCTTTCCAATGCGTCCGTTGTGGGCGTAGCCTCCCCCGCCTCGTACCGCCTCACCGCGTCACGGTGCAGACCGCACAGTTCAGATAGGACATATTGCTTTATTCTCTTTCTCTCCCGTAAGCGCTTCAAACGCTCGGGAAACGCGTTCATGCCAGCACCTCCTCCGGTCGGAAACTCTCTTTGATCTCCTTGCCGTCTCCCATGATCGCCACGGTCACATAGCGCCTCTGTATTTCTGGTACACGATCTCACGTTCCTGCTTACTGACCGCCATGTGTGTTCTCCTTCATCTGTGCCAAAATCTCGATTAGCAAAGATTCAATGCTATCCAGTTTCCTGTAAATCAGTTCGTCATAAATTCCCGTTGCCATTCCGCACCTCCAAACGCTTCCTCGAACGTCAGTCCGCTCTCTCTGAGGATGCCTTTGATCACGTCGATGGTATGTTGATTGTTGCCCGACAGCCACCACCAGACGTTGCTTTTGGAAATGCCTACCGCATCGGCAAGCTGGCGGCGCGTGTACTGCCGCTCGCAGAAAACCTTTTTCAGCGCCGGATAGACGCAATAGGGAAATTCGATCATTTTCTCCCCACCCTCCGTTTGTATCGGTCTTTTGACCTCTGAATGTAGTTGAACATCGCGGTTTCTTCGGCTATGCTGGCCGTTTCGTTGCTTTTTGCCTCTTTCTTTTCTTGCAACCACGCGGTGTATCGCTCACATGTCGAATGGCAGCCGACGTGCCGCTCCTGACAGTTAAAGCAGCTCATATCATCCCACCTCGTACTGCGGACAGGCAAGTACGCGATAGCTCGTCTCGTAATGCCTGCGAGCGCCGCCGCAAGAATTCATCAAAACCTTTGTTCTGATTGCGCGCCAACCTTCCACCGGCCGCCACTTCAGCTTCCGCGTTTCCTTGTCGCATTCCGACCAAGGGCATTTTCCACAGGTGTTCTTACAGGTCCAGCAGAGTGTTTCGCTTTGATTTGCCATTTACACTTCCTCCACCCAGATGCCGAATCGCTCCAGCATCAGTTTTTTCTTGATGATATAGTCCTTTGTCTTAAAGCCCTTTGCGTCCTCTACAATCGTTTTCCCGTCACGGGTATACACGAAGTCGGCTATGTATGTGACCGCCCTCACAGCGGCTCCTGTGGGCGTTCTCTGCGTCCCCACGAGCTTGTACGTCTGCTGTAGCTTCAGGTCGTGTATTTCCCCCGCTTTCAGCAGCAGCCGCAGCTCATCATAGCGGTCTGCCTCGTGCTTGCTGTCAAACGTAATACCATGCCGCACGGTTTTGCGGTTGTGGTACTTGCCCGTTTTTTGAGCAAGTACCTTTTCAACCACCTGCTTTTGTGCCGCAGGCCCGAGACGTGCAAGGTCAGATGCCGTCATGCTCATTTTCCCCTCCCGTCCGTTACCATGACCACGCGCACCTTGCCGAACTGCTCAAGCGCCATTGCGACGGCCTCCTTGCTCGCCAGCTTGTCGCCGTGGTCTTCAATGTCGATGATGATGCGGATCATGTGCCGTCCTTCCTCTCGCCGTAGGAGCAGAAACCGTCCGGCGGCATCCTGTACTCCTCGTCGTACCGAGCCCGTCTATGACACCACCCAGCCTTGATGTTTTTTCCATCTATGCGTAGCGACGTCGTTCCGTAGTTCTTGAAGTGCTTGCAGTCCTTGCACCGCACCACAGGCACAGCGTCCACGGTGTCCATATGGTCAAGCATCATTTTTGCGTAAATGTCCTTATCGGAAATGCCGAGAATTAAATTCATCTTATCCGCATCAATCAGCCTCATCGTTGTCACCTCCGTCTATCTTCGCCCCGCAATCCTCGCAGTATTTTTTAGTAGGCTTATCCCAACTGCCCTCAGTGGTGATGACAAAGCCGCACACAGGGCAGCACCACTCATCCCCGCCAAGATGCGCCCAGCGGGTGTGCACTACCGGGGCCACGTCAGCGGCGGGCGCGGCGGTCAAGGCATGTCGGATAAGCCTTTTGGCTGTCGCGACCGTAACGGCACATCGTTCGTCATTCGGATCGTCCGGTCGAATCAGCGCAAGCACCGCTTCTCGCTTGATGTATTCAGCCATTGTCAGAAGTCCTCCACATAGCACCAGCTCTGCGGCGGGCGCTTGATGTCATATGGCGCTGCGCCGAACCTCGTATCGCGTAATCCGGTAAACTCGCTCAGTTCGCGCGGCGTATCATAAATGCGCAAGTTGGACATATGCCAGCCGTAACAACGCCCCTTATCGCCGATATAAGCTATAATTTCTGACTGAGTTAAGCACGTCGCGGGGGAAAAGGCGGCATTTGTTGTACTACTTAACTCGCCGCCATCGTATGCAATAAGAGCGATTCTTTCACAGGTAAACTCCCCAATGACCTTGCCGCCGCCGTAAAACTGTGGACTTGGATAGTCCGTCGCAATGAAGTCCTCGTGCGGATATTTTGGCAGCGTGCAGTAGATATAGCACTTAAACGGGGTGTCCATCTTCGGGCGCGTCTTGCGCACTTCAATCGTCTTTTCACCGTTGGCAATCTTCTCCGCCCACTTGGGGCGGATGCTCAGCATAACAGCCTTACTCATCCTTCATCGCCTCCAATGCTTTCTCCGCCTTCTCGTGGGTGAGGAAAACCGTCTTGCCGATGTCGGCTTGTTCAAAGGTTATCTGGTCGGAAAGCGTCGTGTAGACTACATTCATCTCCCCATTTCCCGACATCCCAACAACGGCTTCATACAGCGCATCTTCATAGATATCTCCGTCCTCAATTATGTACAACATGCTTGAAAGAATCGGCGTAAGTACTGGCTTTACTGGCAGCACCACCACGCGCCCGTCCTTGTCGGCCTCGGCCAGCTCGCGCAAGCGGGTGTAACTGCAAAAATTCTCCAAATCAGCAAGGCGCATGAGCTTCAGCGCGATCTCGTCTGCCTTGTCCTTCGTCAAAACCTCCTCCGGCTCAAGCCACGTGTCCTCGTAGGCGGCGAGGCGATCCTTGAGGCGATTGCGGCAGTACAGCGCGGTGCAGTCAACCATCGGCTTACCATGCTTACCCGTCCAATCCGCTTTGCACTTCTCGCAGTCCATGATTGCCTGTCCATCGGTGTATCGCTTCGTTAGTCGTTCCATCACTCCACCGCTTGCGTCCAGAACTCGCAGCGGCAATCAGAGCACAACCGATTTTTACAATTCCCGTAGCTGATCCTGCAATCAGCAGAAACGCATTTTGGGCATAGCATCAAATACCCACATTCGTCGATTTCTGCCTCCGGATACTGCTCCAGAAACACGCTCTGCCGCGTCTTGACTGGATTCATTTTTGCCCAGTCCTCAACTTCGGCAACAACGTCCTCTGGTGAATCCGTCTCTCTGCCAACGCGAAGATAAATGAAACGATTCTTCGGCACTCCCTTTTCATCCATGCGTCTCAACTGCTTGATAAATTCAATAGCGTCCATAATTACCTCCCTAAAATTTGAAGCTCTCTTTGAGCTTGATTCCGTGTACCTCCACCGTAAAATAGCTGCCCTCAAATGCGGCAGGCTTCCAGCTAAATGGTTCGCCGATGTACATGGTTATTTCTCCCCCCCAAATCTCAGTTTTGTCACGGCAATGGGGAACTCTTCAATCTCGCTTGCCCAGCGCGCCGTGCCCTTGCCGTTGTGCCGCTCGAACACCAGCGGAAAGCCGCCGATGCCGTCAAACAAGCTCCCCATCGTAACGGGGCGCAAATACTGCGCGCTGATGCGCTTTGCCAAAAAGTCCCAAAACGGCAGCGCGATCGAGTTTCCGCAGGACTTATAGCGCGGGCTGTCCGCGTCCTTGCGCAGCTTGCCCTTGCTGTCGCGCCACTCGCCGATGTCTGTCCAGCCGTCCGGATAGCCTTGCAGCCGCTCGCATTCCATCGGCGTGAGGCGGCGCACCACCATGTTTTGCCGGACCGTATTATTCAGGTTCAGGCTTTGCCCTCTGCTTTCTTTTGCTTGTAGTGTGGGTGATCGGTCGTCTGTCCGAAGTTCTGCGCCGCCCTGCTGTGTAGCCATGCATACGACAACATTAGATGGTCTTGATGGTCTGTTTTCTCCTTCTGCCCGCAATGTTTGAACGCCATTCTGCCAATATCCAACCCCTGTTTCTCCGTAAGCATGTGCTATACTTTCGCCTGTTCTACCAGCACTGCTTTCAGCGTTTCCGGCAAGTCTTTCCCGCGCCGTTCCGCTCTCCGCAAAATGCCTTGACACGCTTTTGCGCTCAAAGAGTATTTCTCCTGCGGTGTCTCCTCCAAAATCTGCGACAACCG